CAGTATACACTATTGATTTAGAGGTATCTGATGCTGATGCGGAAGTATTACGTTCACAGGATATTACTGTCAAAACAGAAGACGGTAAGAATATGGTGAAGTTTAAACGTAAGCAGTTCCGTGAAGGTGGGAATGAAAACCCTAAACCAAACGTAGTCGATGCTGATAATATGCCCTTCGATAAACTCATCGGTAATGGAAGTAAGGTGAATGTCCAATACCGTACATATGAGTGGAGCTGGGGCGGTAAGCAAGGCACTGGTGCAGACCTTGTAGGTGTACAAGTGATTGATCATGTAGCCTACGGCGGTAGTGAGTTTGCCCCTGTAGCAGAGCCTAATGATCAGCCAGTAGAGACTAGTAATAATAACTATAAAGGGGATTTACCTTTTGACGACGAGTAATAATAAGAACTTGCATGAGACAAGTCAGTACGTAGTAACTATTGGTAGCCATGAGGATTTTAAACAGGATGTTTATTTAGTTCTTAATAAGGTTACAGGTGTAGTGGAATATCCTACAACTGTACTACCTCAGGCTATCTCTGCTGCCGATCAATTCCAAGAACATCTGGATGAGATTGATCAGGAGAACAGACCTTCATTATCTGTAGTTAAAGATGAAGAAGTTACCCACTAGTCCTTGTATAGGAAAATGTCAACAAAATAGGAAAGGCTACTGTGTAGGCTGTAAAAGGTCTATGGAAGAAATCACACAATGGCTAGATTACTCTGACAAGGAGCGTCAGAGTATCCTTATTGGGTTGAGAGGAAGGCCGATTAAATGAATCAGAAGACACCTGCCGACGCAGGATTAAAGACATTCAAAGTGCCGGTGGTCAAGATGATTAGTACTTATGCTTACATTAAGTGTAAGGACGCTGAGACTGCTAAGAAGATGATTGAAGATAAACCAGACGTAGTAATGATTAACGGTGACGTAGAGGAACAGGAAGGTTTTCGACTAGGAGACGTCGGGGATGATATGCCTTTATGATGAAAGCATTGATTGATGGTGATGTATTGCGTTATCAGTGTGGGTTTCCTGCTGACGGAGAGCCAGTAGAGAATGCACTATATAACACTAAGAAATTAATTAAGGAGATACTGAGCGCCGTAGGAGCAGACGACTACCGTATCTATTTAACAGGTAAAGGGAATTTCCGGTATGATGTAGCTACTATTAAGCCTTATAAAGGTACTCGTAGTGGGCATAAGCCTGAGCACTACAATGCTATCACTGACTATCTCATTAATGTATGGAAAGCGGAGATAGTGGAAGGGATGGAAGCCGACGATGCTATGAGTATAGAACAGTGTAAGCTCTTTGAAGATAAGGAAGAGGGTACATACGGTAGGTCGGTTATCTGTACAATCGATAAGGATCTGGATATGGTTCCCGGCAATCACTACAACTGGAACACTGATGATAGGTACTGGTGTGATAGCTACGGCGGCCTTGCCTTAGATGAGACTAAGAGTAAGCCAAAATGCGTAGGTGCAGGTATTATGTTCTTCTGGGCACAGATGCTTATGGGGGATACGGTAGATAATATACCCGGAGTGCCTAGAGTAGGGCCAGTTAAAGCTTATAATCTATTGAAGGATTGTCAGACAGAGGATGAATTATTCTGTATTGTAGGTCAACAGTACGCTTATAAGTATGATGATCCAGAGGCAGCTATGTTAGAGAATGGTCGCTTATTATGGATGTTACAGAAAGAAAATAAACACTGGGAGTTACCTATAAGTAATGAAACAATATGAGCGGTAAGGGGGAGGCACTATTAACACAGGATAGACTTAAACAACTACTGTGGTATAATCCTTGTTCAGGTAACTTTAGATCGTGTAGAACATATAAAGTTGTTGGAACATTGAGGAAAGATGGTTATATTAAGATTTCTGTTAATAATAGATCCTACCTAGCACACAGGCTTGCATGGCTTTATGTTAATGGTGAGTGGCCTACAGGTCAGATTGATCATATAAATCATGACAGGTCAGATAATAGAATTAGTAATCTAAGAGATGTTGATAATCGAGAAAACCATAAGAATGAAACACTGTCATCTAATAATACATCAGGTGTTATAGGTGTTTATTGGAAGAAGAGTACAGGTAAATGGTGGGCAGGTATAAAGGTGGATGGAAGAATGATACATTTAGGATACTACGAGTATAAGACAGATGCTATCTCTGCTAGGTTAGGCGCAGAGAGGCTTTATAAATTTCACAGTAACCATGGTAAGTGATATGGGGGGTAGGAAATCTCGTCAGAAAAGAATACAAGAAACAACTATATTTGTAAAGCCCTTATCTGTCAACATGTGCTGGCAAGGACGTAGATATAAGACTCCTAACTATAAAGCTTATGAGAAGAAAGTACTCGAACTATTACCAGAGGATTTATACTTACCTAAGAATGGTAAGCTGGTAGTCTATATTACTTTCGGGTTCAGTAGTAAGATGTCAGACTACGACAATGCTATTAAGCCGTTCCAAGACATACTGCAGAAGAAGTACGGGTTTGATGATAACCGGATATATGAAGCACATATATTTAAAGAGATTACGGAGAAAGGACATGAGTTCATCCGAGTTAGAATTGAGAAAATTAAGGAAACAACAAGAAGTAGAAAGGATAATGGAGGAGGTAGTGAATAAAAAAGAAGTTAAAGGTTTCGACCCTTGGACTGATCCTCAGAAGTTACGGGAGAAGAAGACATGAGCCACGGTTGTTACAGGTGTGGGGAGATTGATGGTGAGATTGAAGTATCTATTGATCAAAGTACTAAGTGCTGTAGTTGTGGCTCTATTGGTACTGTCATTAGTTTTCAGACCGCACTAGATATTATCAACGACTTCTACTTGAAAGGTGAGAAGGTAGCAACAGAGGAGTATGAGGATGGGTGAGGAGATGAGAGCATTAGACTCTCAGATAGGTGGCGACCACTATAAGAGTATGAAGATACAACCTATGGAATACTCAATGGCTAATAACTTAGACCCTTGTCAGCATACTATTATTAAGTATGTAAGTCGTTTCCGAAGTAAGAATGGATTAGAAGATTTAATTAAAGCTAAGCACTGTATTGACCTATTGATAGAATTGGAAGGCTATAATGAGTAAGAAGATACTAGTAATACCAGATGCACATGCACACCCTGACTATGATAATGAACGATTCTCTGCCCTAGGTCAGTTGATTGTAGACGAAAAACCGGACGTTATTGTATGTATTGGTGACTTTGCAGATATGCCTTCTTTGTCCTCTTACGATAGAGGTACACGAGGCTTCGAAGGTAGGCGCTACAGTAGAGATATAGCAGCAGCACAGGAAGCTATGAACCTATTAATGGCTCCTATGGTAGAGTATAATGCTAAGCGTAAGAAGGATAAGAAGCGTCGCTACAGACCTAAGAAGGTTATGTGCCTAGGTAACCATGAGGCACGTATAGATAAGGCTACACAGAGCAGCTCAGAGCTGTATGGGACTATATCTACTGATGACCTAGGCTATCAAGATCATGGTTGGGAAGTATATCCTTTCATGGAACGAGTATTTATAGAAGGTATAGCATTCTCTCACTACTTTGCATCAGGTGTTATGAATCGTCCTATTGGTGGAGAGCATATTGGTAACTCACTACTGAGTAAGAACTATATGTCTAGCGTCCAAGGTCATTCACATTTATATAACCATGCTATTCGTACCAGAGCTGATGGTCAGAAGATGCATGGTCTTGCTGTAGGCTGTTTCGTACACCCGGAGTACACAGAAGGTTGGTGTGCAGGAGCACGGCATCTATGGTGGGAAGGTGTACTCCTCCTTGATAATGTCTCCGAAGGAGATTTTAGCCTACGTGATATAACAACAGAACAATTAATGGAGATGTATGGATAGTATATATTATGTATATAAACATATAGAGCCGGTCACTAATGAGGTACTATATATAGGTTCTGGATCTAAAGATAGAGCTTGGCATTATCGAGTCTCAATGTCTCGTAATTCTGAACACACAGAATATCTTAACGCCTTAACTGAAGATGGTTATATTCCTAGTGACTGGGTTGAGATAGTAGCTAAATGTTTATCTAAAAAAGAAGCTGTGAAGTTAGAAAAAGAATTAATAATTGCCTATCAACCCCCGTTCAACATACATAAGGGCGAGGGGTCGATGATAGATAAAGATATGTTAGAGGTTGCAAAAGTATTGAAAGGTAAAGGTATAGTAGGTAGAAAGGCAGCAGAAGAACTAGAGTGTTCTGTAATGACAGCGTGGAGGTATCAGTATGTCTACTAATATGACGCAATATATGGAGTACATACATAAGAGTCGGTACGCAAGATGGAAAGAGGATGAAGGTAGGCGAGAGACGTGGGATGAGACAGTTAGTCGTTACATTGATTATTTCTACGACAGAAATACAGAAAAGGATACAGAGTTCGGTATATGGAAAGAGCTGAGAGATTCTATTCTTGACTTAGAAGTAATGCCCTCTATGCGAGCCTTAATGACAGCAGGGCCAGCATTAGATAGGGATAATGTAGCAGGCTTTAACTGTAGTTATGTAGCTGTAGATAGCCCCCGTGTATTTGATGAGATCATGTATGTCCTCATGTGCGGTACAGGTGTAGGTTTCTCAGTAGAGCGGCAGTTCGTATCTAAACTACCAGAGGTATCAGAAGATTTCCATGACACCGATACAGTCATTCATGTTGCAGATTCTAAGATTGGATGGGCAAAAGCTTACAGGGAACTCATATCTATGCTGTACGCAGGTCAAATCCCCCAATGGGATATGTCTAAGGTTCGTGCCGCAGGAGAGAAACTCAAGACCTTTGGTGGTCGTGCATCAGGCCCACAACCGCTTATCGACTTATTCAATTTCACCGTTGAAGTCTTTAAGGGATCAGCAGGAAGAAAACTAACAAGTATAGAGTGTCATGACGTGGTATGTAAAGTTGCTGATATTGTGGTGGTTGGTGGTGTTCGTAGGAGTGCTCTCATCTCTCTTAGCAATCTCACGGATGAAAGGATGCGTAAAGCGAAATCAGGACAATGGTGGGAAGATAACGGACAAAGAGCACTAGCTAATAATAGTGTATGTTACACAGAGAAGCCTGATGTAGGCATCTTCATGAAAGAGTGGTTAAGTTTATATGAATCAAAATCAGGAGAGCGCGGTATCTTCTCTAGAGATGCTGCTCAAAAGCATGTTGAAAAGAACGGACGAAGAGATAGCGGATATGAATTTGGTACAAATCCTTGTTCAGAAATTATCCTCCGTCCCAAGCAATTCTGTAACTTATCAGAAGTCATCGTTAGATCTACAGATACCTTTGATGACCTCAAACGGAAAGTACGACTTGCAACTATCCTTGGAACTTTCCAAGCAAGCTTAACAGATTTTAGATATTTAAGTGCAGCTTGGAAGAATAATACAGTAGAGGAGGCTTTACTGGGCGTATCTCTGACAGGTATTATGGATCATCCTGTGATGGCTGGAAGGTTTAATGACGTAGGTTTGTACGATGGGTTTGAAGAGTTTGAGAAACTAGAAGATGTGTTAGGGGCTCTTAAGGAGGTGGCAGTTGAAACAAATAAAGTATGGGCTGATAAACTCGGTATCAACCCTTCTACAGCGATTACGTGTGTTAAGCCAAGTGGTACTGTTAGTCAGCTCGTGGATAGCAGTTCCGGTATTCATAGCCGTCACAGTGACTTTTACATTCGAACCGTAAGAGCCGATAAGAAAGACCCACTAGCTCAGATGATGGTAGATGCAGGTGTACCTGTAGAGGACGATGTTACTAAGCCTGACCATAACTATGTATTCTCATTCCCTGTTAAGAGTCCGGATAATGCTATCACACGGAATGATATGCCTGCCTTACAGCAACTAGATATATGGAAGGTGTATGCAGAGTATTGGTGTGAGCATAAACCGTCTGTAACCATCACTGTGCGTGATGATGAGGTTATGGAAGTAGGTGCATGGGTATGGGAGAACTTTGATATGTGTTCTGGTATCTCATTCTTACCACATACAGACCATGTATACGCTCAAGCTCCTTATCAGGAATGTACAGAGGAAGGGTATAATGAGCTGTATGCACTCATGCCGGACTTAGACTGGGAGAAATTAAGTGATTATGAAACTAGTGACAATGTTACTGTTGAGCATGAGCTTGCTTGTTCAGCCGGTAGCTGCGAAATCCTCTGAGGAAACAACCAGAGGGTTACGTAATAACAACCCGGGTAATATAATCCATACCCCTAAGAAGTGGGTCGGGGAGGTGGATTGCCCTGACCTTAAATTTAAATGTTTCGAGAGCCCCCTAGCGGGGCTTAAGGCTCTCATAAGGAACCTCGATGTATATCATTTAAAATATAGATTAACAACAATAGAAAGGATAATAAGTAGATGGAGTCCAAAGAATGAAAATGATACTGGAAGACTTATCAAAGATATTACTAGGAGCCTTGATAGCATGGGCTACCATATGTACGATTATAGTAACGCTGATCATGTTGCAGCCCTTATTCGAGGGATTATCATCAGTGAAAACGGCACTTCTCCATTTAATCAGTCATATATAAAAGAGGTACTGTATGATACCAGTAGAGTTATTTACAATGGGGATGAGTACTGTACTAGGCGGAGTAATGAAGCTGTGGTCTCAATCAATAGAGAGCAAAAAACAGCAGAATTTAGCCCAGTTAGCAGTTATGAAGCAGAGAGGGAAGTTGATACAAGAGGCAAGGAAAGACAAGAGCCTACAGTTCACAAGAAGGATCATAGCCTTATCTTCAGTAGCAGCTATAATCGTATTGCCGAAGCTAGCAGGACTCTTCGAAGTACCTGTAACCTATGGATGGACAGAGTGGCAGAGCGGGTTCTGGTTCTTCACGGAAGGAAAGGATATAGTGCAGTGGCACCAAGCGACGGGCGGGGGGATACTCCTGACTCCCCTAGACACCCATCTAGTCTCAGCTATTGTTGGACTTTATTTTGGAGGCAGCCTTACATCTAATCATTAAACTTTAATGTAAGTTAGTAGGAAAATCAAGGCATCCTTAGCTGCCGTATTTAAATTACTTGCCTTTATATTAGATACGAGACTGTCTCTTAAGGCCCTACGTGCTATAGTTTCCTCATCAAAAACAATAGGGGTTGGTGGTTTTTCTCCTATATCAACGATACTTCCTCCTATGAGGGCCATAGTGTCTTGGCCGTCTAAGAGAATCATATACTCCCCATCAGAGATTTCTCCTGCAGTAGGAGGTATATTCTTATTTACGCCTTCCATATAGAAACCTATAGGTCTCCCGTCTGTATCTACTTCACAGTATCTTTTATTCATATTACGTAGTCTTACCTATTGCTATCCATTGGAAAGTCTGTGTACCTGATTCACCATTAACTATACTAAAAGCCGTATTAGTTTTACTGTATACGTGAGATTCGTCTGTTAAACCGACACCAGATTTCATTATCTCAGCCAATACAGAATATTCTGTATTGCCATATGCGGAAGGTAGAGTGATAGACTTAGTTGAATTACCAGCTACAGTAGTGTTTCCTGTCTGTATTGTCAGTCCATCTTCGGTAAAAGTATGCTGAGTCCCAGTGGTGGCAATCCCTGAAACCTTTCCATAACTTCTAACTACTCCGGAAGAAGTGTGCAGATCTATAGGTCGCCTATTAGGAAAATAGATTACACTTCCTATCCGAGCACATACCAGAACCCAGTCCTTATCTATTAGCTGTTCTGACACGGCATCATATACTATCCTAAAATTAGCCTGAACAGAGGTCTTCGCTGACCCTATAGGTAGTTCGTACCATAAAGATTCTCCAACGGCTAGATTGACCCCTTCTGATGTTGCTGTGTCTGCAACAGTAGTCCCGTCTTCTTCGTATATAGACCCTGATACAGGACAGTCTATTTCAAAGATGCCAGAGTTATCAGAGGAGAAAATAGAGCTTTTAACTGCCCCCCATACCATGAAAGGTTCGTCCCAATATACCCGACTATTAGTTGTTTCAACAGTACCGCCACCGGCGATAGTGCCCTGCGACCTTAATTGATCAATACCTACATCAGTAGTTTGAATATATTTAGAGGTAAGTAACGTACCGTCTTCGTAAATAGTTCTAGCATATAAGTTATCCCACTGAGTACCTGACGCACCGAGATCATAAGTATTATTTGTTGCAGGTAGTTCATCACCCTCTATGCTTATACTGCCGCTTCCACTATTAGCCAGTACTAGGTCGCCACTTCCTGATTTACTTAGAGTTAAGTCTGTAGCGCTGGTATCAATTATAGAATTACCGCTTACGTCTAGGTTACCGCCTAATGTAGGAGACAGGTCCTCTACGATATTTGATAGATAACTTCCGAAGTCTGATATTTGAGACTCAGTAATAGATATAGAGGCTTGTGTATAGTGTAAAGTTCCATCAGCTATATGATTATCAATAACAGGGTGACTATTAGTACCTATATTACTTAAAGCTGTATGATCTGTAGTATTTGTATAGTTACCGGAGTGTATATTAGTAACACCTTGATCTATTGTCCAATCTATATGCTCATTGGTTACAAAACCTAATAGGTTGTCATGGCTTACTATAGCTTCTATCTCTCCTGCAGTCTGATCTGCAGTTGCATTCAGTTCTATACCATCCAACTTAGTACCATCAGCGGCTACATCCCTACCATCTACAGTTCCTGTTACTGTGATATTACCGGATACGCCTAAAGAGGTAATACCTGAGATAGTACCACCTGTAATAGAGACAGCATTACTATCTTGATAGGCCATCGTACCTACAGTAGCAGCACCTACGTCTGCCCATACAGCAGCGCCTGTGGAGACATCAGTTGCTCGATAGATATCACCCAGCGCTGAGTCAATCCACTCTGAACCTACAGAGTATCCTTCAGTCTCATCATTGTTCACTGTAGGAGCAACAGTGGCTGTATAATTATTCTTGATATATTCAGATACAGTCACACCTATATCTGCATCTTTAAGAATAGTAGCATCAGCAGGCTCTTTAGCATCTAGCTCTGCTTGTAGATCTGTCTGCTCAGATAGAGTACCAGTGAGCCTACCCCATATGGCAGACGTAGATAAGATGCCTATCTCTTGCAAGGAGCCTTCTACATTATCAGAAGCGAAGTAATTATTAGTATCTTCAATCGATACATTAATCGCTTTTGTAGTTACTGGTTCTCCAGCAATAGGGACGCCAGCTCCTCTAAAAGTCTTAGACATTATTAACCTCCGAAGAAACTAATCAGTTTATGCACAGCAGTCCCACCAGCAGCACCGATACCCCCAGCGACTATAATAGCCCCCACAAGTACCCCTTTACCTCTGTCCATTTGAGACTCTAGGTGATCAACCTTCTCAGTAAGATTGTCCACTGCTTTAGCTAAAGTATCTACTGATGACATTAATTTACCAACTTCTATCTCGTCCATTATCCTTCCTTCTAATAAGAGGCTACTCATTATTCTCACCAAACATAGTCTTGAGTACCGTAAGGTATCCTCCAAGTGGTAAGGTTTCTGCTGTATCTGTTAATATGTCTATAGCTTGATCACTATCAGCGATACCGCTAGCTACTTTGTCTAAGCTCTTAAGAGGAGCACTTACAGGGGGAGTGATAACATCCACTGCAGCGTCCCACACACCCTGCGCCCCCTTATCGCCGTACTTATCTACTACGTACTTAGAGGTACCTAGGTTACGATAAAGGTTAGCTATTACAACATCATCGAAATCCACGTCCTTACCACGTATCCAGTTCTTAACTTGGTCTACTCCAGCATTAGCCCCTGTAAACATTAGCCCAAAAGTGAGTAAGTTCTTAGTACCTTCTGTTACCTGACCCCTAGCTATCTTCTGAAAAGCCTCTCTACGCATCAAGTCAAACTGCTTAACGGTGAAAGTCTTAAGCATGTATAACATTCTACCTTTAGGATGCTCTAAGTACCACTTAGGCATTTGAGATAAGGCTATAGGTTGTGCCCTTGATAGATCATTCCAAAGTACGTATTTAGAGAGATCAGTAAGTTTACCACCTTTAAGATCCTCAATAACCTTACCTAGTTCAGCAGGAGTGAAAGCACCTCTATAGTCTCTTATAAACTTCTCTAAACCTTTAGGATTATTAGGGCTTAGTATCTTACTATGTTTAGCTAAAGAGGCGTTAAGATGTACAGTCTTACCAAAACGATCCACTGCTTTAAACCCTGACCACTTAAGTACACCGTCTAGTGCCCTTGCAGATGACAGGTTATCAGCAAACTCATGAGATATTAAATCTAATCCTATCTTATGAGGAGTAGCTACACTCTTACCTGTTAGTATCTTAGTCGTAGCCTTGATAGTAGGGATTAGTCCATTCACTTGAGCCGATAAAGCTATATCCCCTACCTGAGTAAGTGCAGAAGTAGGATGGCCTAGTGTCCACATGTATAGTAAGTTCTTACCACGTTGCATCCACTTAGGGGCAAACTTCTCACCTTCTCCAAATCTTGCTTGAAGGAGCGGTTTGATCTTAGCGGCATCAGTCATAGTCAACTTACCAGCTTTAATCTCTTTAGCTAATAGATCAGAGATACTTCCGCCTAATGCCTCAGGCCCCATATCACCCTTATGGTAATCAAAAGCAGTGTACTTACTCTTACTAGCGTCCTTGATACCGAGGAATCTATTCTTCTCTATACTTGAGATAGCCCTGTGCAGGTAAGTGTCTAGTTGCTCTGCAGCATCAGTATAGAAGGGTAGCATCTTTTCATCTACCTCATCGATAGTTCTTTGCTTGAAAGTAGTAGATGCCTTAATAGGTATCTCTCCGTGCATACGAAGATCGCCCTTGATAATACGTCCTAGTTCTTTCTCTGTGACACTGCGTCCTACCTTAGCTTCATAAGCCTTCACTTGTCTTTCAAGTACGCTCTCAGGTACATCTACTCCCATATGCTTAGCAAGACCTTTATAGTCTTTTACACTACGAGGGAAGAAAGTCTCTACTTTACCCACTTTATGACCTGTCGCTATAAGCTCGTCATGTATACTTCCAAGTCTACGAGCTACTGGGAGCCAAGAATTAAATAGCTTCTCGTTCCCCGGCTTAGACATAAAAGATCCTATCTCTTTTATCTTACCATTAAATAGCATGACAGATAGGTGTCTTTGTTCAGCTTCAGGTAATTCTCTAAATGCTGTTTGGAAGTTACGAGCTAGGTCTTTACTCTCCAATAATTTAGTATGTAGGTTATGTTCATACCTGTTCATAACCATAGCCATACGAGGACTTACTTTATCTATAGCAGTAATCATGGTGCCGATAGTGTCTTCTACCATCTTAGCACCTGCTGTACCCCACTCATGTATTGTTTTTAGAGACTGGTGTTTGTCAGCTATAGCAGCTATCTTAGTCTTGATAGGCTGGGCTTGCTTAAGATAAGCCTGTGCTGCGTCCTGCCCATAAACATTAGCATATTTATCAGCTCTCTTAGTAGCCCACTTAAGCTCAGAAGGTACAATACCTACATCTCTCATAGACCTAGCTACAACTTCTTGGTGATCAGTTAAGCCTTGAGCTTTATATTTATTAGCAGCAATTTCAAACTTATTAACGATACCTGCAGCTTTCTTACCTGTAAAGTACTTACCAAGAGCCTTAGAGGCAGCAGGGATAGCAAGATCAAGAGACCCAGCTAAACCAGACTGAAGAGCAGCATTCGTTACATCCACTTCTACATCTGCTGTAATATCACGAAAGGCACTAGAAAGTCCTGCACCGGTAGCTACACCTGTAGCCCTAGCAAGGATACTCCCGGCCTTAATAGTAGTCGCTACGCCCCCACCAAGAGCCATGAGAGGTATCTCAGTACCTAACTCTACGCCTACATCTTTGATATCCTGCATAGAGATACCAGCTTTATTAATTGGGTACTTATTACCTTCCCATTCAACATAAGCTACATCCGTATCTTTATCATAATCTACTACTTGGATAGTAGGATCAATACCTTGTAGGGCTTTAAGTTTATCTATCTCTTGACGAGGTTGCAATAAAGCATCCTGCATATCATAATATTTAGTAAGCTCTTGACGCTCATCCTCTGTACCATGAAAACCACCGAATTCAAAGGCACCGATACGGTTTCCTGCATTAGGGAAACGCTCTAGTCTCTTAGTATTAATAGCTTCTAGAAGCTCTACCTCTTCCTCTTTTACAGGAGCAGGGGCAGCTTGCATAGACTCTAGTTCTAGGAGTTCCAGATACTCTAACTCTTCTTGTTCAGATAGTGCCATTATTTCTTCTGCTTAGCTCTTAGTTCTTCCAGTCGTTTCTTCTGTTCAGGAGTAAGACCGCCACCGGCCACAGAGCCTGTGATGCCGAAGAACTGATCCATTTTAGACTGATCCATAACAGGTTCCTTGAACCCTAAGAGGTTCGTGTCTGTCTTAATAACCTCAGCCTTTCTAGCGTCTTTTAACACTTGGCGTGTAAGCTTGATACGATTAGCTGGAGTAAGATCCATTCTCTTATCTTCAGCTCTTTTATTTACTTCACCAGCTACTAGGTTTAAGAAAGGGTCATGTGTTTCTGCATCATATTCATCAGCAAAATCCATATCCTTATAGAGGTTTTTAGCCTGAGTAAGTGCAAACTCTACGTCTGTCTTACTAACCTTAGTGTCTCTAGGAGCAGGAGGTTTAGGAGGCTTAGCCTCACCTTCCTCTCTAGTCCACAGTACTTTACCGGACTGAGGATCAACTGCTGTTTGGACAACAGTAGGTTTATTATTACGCATTACTGTGCTCTTGGTAATCGTAGGCTTATCACCTCTATCCACCTTAGTCTTAGCTGCTTCAATAGTAGAGAGTTGTGCAAACTTCTTAAGAGCATCTTGAGCAGCTACCATATCCCCCTCCTCCATAAATACTTTCATAGCATTAGAGTAGAATTGAGACGTTGTAGGATCAGAACCTTCCTCCGCAGAGAGACGATCAATAATATGTTGCCTTGTCTGAGCACGTAATACTTCAGGGTTCTTCTCTACTTCCGGAGACTGAGCTACTAACGCTGCTCCTGCTGCTCGACCTAGTTCAGCTAACCGTCCAGCTAGTCCAGCCCCACCTCCAGTACCTAACCTTTGTAGTAAGGCACCTTGCTGTTTACTAAAGTCCCCCATGATGCGAGTTTTGATCTCCTCAGGAGTCTCAAAACCAAACAGCGTATTTCTAGATTCATTTGCCATCTTATTTAAACCCGCCTGCAGCCCACCCAGTTAATGCTCCGGTACCTAAGCCTGCTAGTAAGGAAGGCATTTGCTGACTTGCCGCTATCTGATTCTGGATATTAAACATCTGTGCCTGTTGAGCGCCTTGTCCTGCCTGTAAGCCTAAAGCTAATTGAGACTGGCCTATACCTTGTAAGCCTATACCTGCTTGTAATTCTGCTAGACCTCTACCAAACATACCCTGTTGTACTTGTTGTGCAGTACCGAAGGCTTGGTTAAGTTGTCGTGCTCTCTCAGCCTCTATAGTAGACTCTAAGCCCTGAAACTCAAAAGCACCACCAGTACTACCTAGTCGGCCTTGTGATAAGAGACGGCTCTCTAGTCCTTGCCTCTGCCTCTCACGACCACCTGCTAAGATCTGATCCATCCTACCGAATAAGGTCTCTGCTGCAGCGTAAGGATCATACCCGCCTGCTGCTGCAATACCTTCCCTACCACCACCTAGTAATTGTTCATAAGTAGCTTGTAGTTCAGGAGATAATTGGAATGTACCAACGCCTTCATCAAAGGTAGCTGTCCCTGCACCTGATGTAATATCCATTGGAGTGAACTCAGCAGTAGGTATATCATTTGGATCAGTGGTTAGACCTATAGCATTTGTAACGTCACTAAATAAACTCATCTTATTCTAAACCTCTACTGTTAAACAGTTCCAAATACTATGACTCTATAATCAAGAGTTTGTGTACTAGTTGCTGGATTATATAAATACAGGTCTAGTGTTCCCGCAGCTACTGATACAAGTGAAGGGGTGCCTGTGCCTCCCCAATAACCATCATCTGAAACAACAGCCCAAGTAATAGTACTAGTAAAAGTAGTACTATGCTTGGCCATAACCGCTACACCATAGACAGTATCTATATTAGTAAGTGTCAGTGTTCTTCTTGACGACCAAGATGATGCACCTACGCCTGTAATAGACCCAGAGAACATATCGACTGGCATATTAGCAGTAGGGACTAGAGCACTAGCATCTAACTGTACCACGTTACTAGCACTATTAGGACTGTTTACTATAGTCAGATCACCGGTAACACCGTCTAGTTCATTCAGCTCATCTACTGTGACTGTAGCACCGTCTAAGATATTAAGCTCACCTACGGTAGCAGTAATACCATCTAGTGTATTAAGTTCACCTGTGGTAGCAGTAATACCGTCTAGTGTATTAAGTTCCGCAGCAGTAGCAGTTACTTCCCCGCCAGTACCAGAGAAGAAGAAACCTGAATCTGTTAAGTCACCGGATGCAGATAAGCCTGCCATATTACCAGTGGTAGCAGGCAGTTTCTTATTGCTCTTAGTGGCAATAGCAGTAGCTATGTTATTGTATTCGTCATCATGCTCTGTTCCAGAGACAACCTTATTAGGGTCTCCGGTAGTCAGGCCGTCTTTAACACCGAAGTCAGTAGTCTTAGAATAATCACTCATAGTACCATCTTACCTAATTTTAATTGTGTTGTTAGTCTCTGGAAAGCTACGAACCTTCCGTTACATACAGTCTCAATCCCGACTTTCATTATACGACCAGTGCCTATTATAGATCTCTGCAGTCTAGTGAAATCTAATCCACCTGAGAACTCACTTATACCATACTCACCTATACCATACTCATCTACACTACCAAGCGTAGCGCTTATGGTAGCAGATTTAAAGGATAAAGAGTAATCAAATGCCCACTTAAATAAGAAATCCTGACCGATACCACCATAGGCAGTAATAGACATCCTCTTAGGGAGCTTAAGCATACTAGACACCTCACCGCCAAAGTCTGTCCAACCTGACTCGAATACTATGTCATACGGAGTACCGCCAGAAGCATCACTAGTTACTCCATCTAAATAGTCAGAGTATGTATTTATATAACCCGCACTACCTATATACAGCGTACCACTAATAGCAGACATGAAGGCGGTGAATGTGCCTTCCCATTCAGTAACTTTAATCGATCCATCTTCCATAGGTTGCCTAATATCGAAACAGAAGATAGTGTTGTTAGCCGGTAATGATAGTAGGTACATACCCTCTTTAGCATGATATACTGATTTAATCTCCGCAGAGGTCTCCTCGAAAGCGCTGTCAAGTAGATACTGTCGAATATTCTTACTAATGTCTCTCACAGGCATACTCTTCTCTTGGATAGTACGACCTAATGAACGTACTCCAGAGTTAGATAGGAATAGAATATCAGTACCAATATCTTGTACTGTATCCCTACCTAAGCAACCTACACCGTCTATGTTCTCTACCAGTGACATACTAGTTACATCATCGTAGTTCTGATAGACAGTTATTGTCTTCTTACCTAATATACACAAGTGGCCATTGAACTCCGCCAAGGCTACGCCTACATCCATACCATTACGCCATACAAGCTTAAGATCGAACTGATTGATTGTATTAGTAGTATCCCAAGTCTGAGGGATTAAAGTCTGACTGTAGCTTAACTGGGTACCGTTTATAACCCATAGTCTACCACCGGCAGCTATAGCAGCATTACCCTCTGGAATCTTATGCGTAGTCCAAGTAACTGTACCGTCAGAAGTGGTTTGCCCCTCGGAAGTATTCCAAGCAGGCTCAGTTCCTGCAGACGTACCCGAGGTACTACAGTAAAGATAGTAGTCTGTAGCAGTAGTAGGGATAACAATATCACCTTCTAGGTAAGCAGTAGATCCAGCCCAATCAGTATGCTCCTCTATAAGAGGTGTAAATGTACCTGAACCTTTATAGATGATAGGGTCGTGTGCATCTTGGAAGCCTATCACATTACCGTTAAAGTTTACAAACTGCCAATGGTCAGCAGTGATTGTTAATGTACCTGTAATATCTGTAAGTGAATCCCCGTCCACATAAAATAAACTGTTATTAGCAGTTACAATAATAGTGCTATTACCTGAAATATCAATATATTCGTGGATCGTATTAACATCAGCAGAGCCAGTAATAGGAGTAGCATTAACTTGAGCAGTCCCCTTCCTAGCAGCTAACCTACCTACGTTATCGAATACAAGATTCTTAGCAACAGTAACCCAACCAGTAGGTAGTATATCCCCTGAATTCTGCTTATTTAAACCTAAGAACCCCGGAGCTTGTATTGAGTAGTCTAGTAGTGAACTAGGCATTATCTAATTTCCCAAACCATCTCATCTGGAGTATCAGACGAGCCTAACATAATAGCAGTACCTAGTGCTTTTTGATAAGCCATCTGAGCTGCAGCATAAGAAGTTGTACCTTCCTCGCCTCGTTCAGATAAAGCCCTAGCATAAGTTCCTAGTATTACAGGCCAGCTATTAATAGTGATAATATCACCCTCATCAGATAAGTCAGCCTGAGGTATGATCATGTTATAATTAATGACATGTACTCCATCAGGTATAGGATATAGATCTACATCAGGGTCACCGTCAGTAGAGCCGTTTATATCATAATAAGTAGGAGTTCCTGTATCAGTATTATATAACAGTGCCTCGTTCATAAATTTATAAGGTGCTTTGTAGATAGGACTCTCGTTAGTATAGTCCATCACCTGTAAAATCTTATACCTTGTACCTGCCCCTGATAACGTGTAACGGAATGTATCAGCAGCAGTAGTAATCTGTATAGTGGTACGTAGTTGAACCCAATCGAAAGAGTCCTCTACTTCCCGTTTCATCTCATTAACGAATTCACCTATCATAGCAGAATATGTAGTGTCGTTAATAGTAGTCACTTCATCTTCTCTAAGACGTTTCAGTACAGCGTTAACTATCTCAATGTATGTCATGTTAAACCTATATTTAGAAAAGTAGAAGTGGGGCGTCCTTGCCCCTATATTATCCTATTACGCAGGTACTAAGAAAGCAACACCAGCGTCGTCACGTAGCTCAGCCACGCCATAGATCATATCAGAAGTGAATAGATCACCCAGATACTCTTGGACGTAAGATGATTGTGTACGAACACCCATCTGCTCTGCAAGTACGAAAGCGTCCTTATGGAACATCATACCAACACGATAGTTAGTAGTAGTGTCATCAGCAGCTACGGTCGGGCAGTTTGTAGAAACATACACTTCCATACCATAGATGTCACCAATCTTACCATTCCGGATCGAGTTAGCACCGCCTATTTCACCAACATATGCTTGCTCAGTAAAACGTGGCAGACCCATAAGAGTCTTCTTCTCAACAGGGGGGATTACCAGTACACGATTCTGCATTGGGACATTAGCATCGTCGAGGGTTTGGATCATCTCACGGATACCGTCATCAGTCAGAGTCGTACCATTACCAGTATTAGTAGAAGCAGAGCCGTCCCACACAGTAGAACCGTCGCCACCGATTACCGCAGTTGAATAAGCAGTACCGCCTTGTAACCCACCGGCTAAGCCCCAGATGTCGTCATCGACTTGTGAAGCCAGTGCATAACCAGCATCATCAGTCTGGAACCGACGTAATGAGTCTAACGCCTGAATAGCGATAATATCTTCAATTACGAATGAATATTCATAATGTTTATCTAATAGAACTGTTAGTTCACTAGAGTTGTTCTGATTCAAAGTAACTTGTGAACCAACAACCTTAGCGTTAGCAGCACCACGGGTAGGCTTAGGAATGTGAATAGTATCACCTTTCTTACCTTTGTGATTAATCTTACTTACAAGATTAGCTAGAACTAAGTTCTGTTTGTATGCAGCGATGATATCGTCTGACCAAAGTTCAGGGATAAACTCTTGAACAGAAGCAGCGGTATTCGCTAGATGGTTAGTACCTAAAGCCATTTTATTTATTACCTATATTATATAATTAACGGACTCTACCTTCAGCATAAGCTTGGTAGATTTCATCTGACATAGCGTCATAGCGAGAAGGGTCACGTAAGCGTAATTCCATAAGTTGTTTACGGCTGTAAACTTTCTTAGTCTTAGCGCCCGTACTTGTGCCTTTCTCAGTAGCAGCGTCCTTTATAACCTTCTTAACATTCTTCTCTTTAGTCTCTTGTGCTTCCTTAACTACAGTACCTTGAATGTCTTTATACAAGGTCAAAAGCTCATCAGCAATATCATACTTGTAGTTAGTATTCGCATCTTTAAACATCTGAGTACGAATAGGACTACCAGTAACCCATTCAGCAAAAGAGTCTGAGGATACTACATCCTGCCAATCAGAATGCTTACTCTCAAATACATCTTTAGCTTCTTTAATTGCATTAGCTTTTAGATTTTCTTGTACCTCTTTAATAAGAGGGTTATTAGCCACAGCATCAGATATAACTCTGTCTGGGTCATCTAATAGAGTGTCTACATCTACCTTCTGGGCCTCAAGCTTTTCAGAAGTAGTGCTCTTCTCTTCGAGTTTAAGTTCCAATAATTGATCAATAAGCTTACGCTGCTCGCCTAGCTCATTGTTTTTACGTCCAAACTCTTTCTCTAAATTACTGTAACTCTCAACAATATCCTCAACACTCTTACCTTTAAACTTATCTGGGATAGCAGAGGCATCTTCCTCTACTTCTTTAATAAGATCTTTAGGTGTGTCTTGGACTTCATCTACTGTTACTTCATCTAGATTAACAAGTCCTTCTTCATTTTCAATTATTGTTTCCTGCTCGACTACGATATTATCAGTCATTGTTTCCGCCTTATAGGTTTGGGAATTAGTCTTCTAAGATATTTCCCGAGGTAACCCCGGTATCTTCGTTCATCTCTTTCAGTTGGTTCTCGACCATATATTCATAGCTATATGCATAGCGTAGAGCGTCGATATAACCACGTCTATATTGCCATTCATCATTGGTCTTACACTCGTCAGAAGCGTTACCAATCTTATGATTAAGCTGACTTTCTAGATCCTTAAGGATTACCTTCCAGCCACTGTGAGAAAATAAATCAACAAGGTTTTCTAACTCTTGTTGTAACTGCTCTTTAGAGATCTTCTGATCCATTTAGTTTTTCGCCTGTAGTTGATTGAGCTTCCGTCTGGAGAGCGTCAACATGTTTTTGATAAGCATCTAGTTGAATACCTATCTCTTCTGATTCCGTTTTAGCTAGGTTAAGAAGTGCTTCAGTTTCGAGTTTAACTCTCTGATCAGCCACTTTTTCTTGTTCTATCATTACGCGGGCCATTTCAGTCTTAGCTCTCATCAATTCAATCTGACGGCTTTCCTGCTTATCTTGAACAAGGACTTGTAGCTCTTGCTGTTTAAGCTGAACCATCGGATCTGGTTGTGGTTGTAAAGACTGTTGTAGCATCTGGTCAACAAGTTGTAACATTTGCTCTTTATTAGCTATGCTAGAGTTGTCATAGATACTACGGATAAGCATCCAGTATGCTGGACTGTCTGGCGGAACAGTATTAAGCAAGCTCGTCAGTTGCTGCTGTTCTACCTCCCTAGCCATAATACCAAGAGTGCTATACGCTTTGAACTTAATATCCATAGTAGGATACCGTTCTGAGTCTAACTGCATATAACGCCATGCAGTCTTCTGTAACATAGGATTAATGAAAGTACGCTCTATATTAGATAGAGTTCTCTTACTTCTCTTAATACTACCTGATAGCATCATACTCATACCAGATGCAGTATTGTTACGTGCATTGACTGATACAGGTGCTGCGCTATCCATACTACCAGTAGCCATCTGAACCATACGTTCTAGGTCACCTGACTGATGGAAAGTATTACTGCTTACCTGCCCGAAGTTAAACGGACGTAAGACTGTATTCGGATCACCGTTTGTATAAACATTACGGCCCGGCTCTACTGCAAACGTACCGCCTCTAGGGATACGAGTAGCATCTACTCCCATCATAGGGTGTACTGTCAACGCCATAGCGTCTATACGGGCTCTTAATTCAGCGTCTAAAGCTTTCTGAGGGTTATACCCTTTCTCAGCTACGCCTCGGCCCCAGAATCGATTAGGGACTGTGTCGTGCTGGTATGCAATAAACCCACGATCACTCATAAGGTGTGGATTCTTAACTGCCTTCAACAGTATGTCATCATTAGCAATAGTGATAATAGCTTCTACAAAGTCAATAGTGTCCGCTTCATAATCATCTTCATCACCAAAGAGATCTACATATTCCTCATCATCCTCTACTTCTAGAGGTAGTAGGTTAGAAGGGATAAGTCCGTGATACTCTACTATCTTAGTACTGTCCAGAGAGAGAGGGTTCTTAGACTCACCTTTAGGATTAAGATCCATATCATCAGTGAAGGTACCAATATCACCACTCAGGTAAATACCTTCTTGTTGTTTCTTAATAACAGAGTGCTTAGGGACTACAGTGATATGAGCACACCCTAACGCCTCATCGATAGTTCTTGCAGTTGCATCAATTGCAAACTCATCAGGAGCTACAGGTACTACGCTTACTTGGATTCGAGTATTTTCTTCTATACTAGCCTCTCTAATACCTGCACCTAAGTCGATAGAGGTTAAGCTTTTACGAGGAACTTCCTCTACTATGATCTTACCTATACCTGTTCCATATAAGGCACCGTTAAGGAATACTTCTGACAAAGCAGCTTTAACACCAGCCTCTTCTAGGTCTTCCTGTAGGACGTTACGATAGTGTAATATCTCTTGGTTGTTCTGATCAAGTAGGTCATCTTCTAAATCAAACCATTTACCCTTACCAAAAACAGCCTCTTCTTCTTCTGCAACAGCACTTTCAATGGCCTGTTGCAGTGCCGGGACTATAAGCTTACTACGTTCTGATTTACGACTTTTATCTTGTTCGTTGTAGATCCCGCGCCAGAGACGATAGTATTCATCCCACCTCTCTTTAAAATTAGAATCTCTGTACTCAATCCAAGGCTGTACCGTAGATAGTACCCAAGAAACTAGTCGATCTTCTCTAGTACCAATATACTTAGAGTTATCGTCTCGTTCCTCTCCTTCACTATTTATAACTATATTATCAGTCATTAAATGCCCGCTATACTATCCAGTGGTTGCCATGTATCTTCTTCAAACTCATCCATATATATCACCGAGGAGAGTTGATCTATGTACGCTAGTGCGTCCGGTAAGTCGTCATGAGACATAGGATTAGGGAAATCTAGTAATTGATCTGTAAGATTCTTAATCCAAGGCTCTCCCTCTTTGAAGAAGATCCTGCCGTGTTCAAAACGGCCTTGCAGTGCCCATGTAATTCTTTCTACTTTCTTCTTACCGCCGTGAGTAAGTGTCTCAATGTGGAAGAAAACTCCCAACCTCCGCATTTGATCATGCAGGTAATCATTCATAGCATTCTTGAGAGACCCGCCTTCAATACCTACGGCCCTAGGTCTGTACTTCTGAGCAGCTCTTACTATCTGTAAGCTTGCTTCCCGTGTACCCCATCTACCATGTATGATATCGTGTACAAACCAACCAGAAGGGGACACTTCTACTACGGCTATGGCCATCTCATCTAGTCTAGATACGGCAGATTTAACCATCCCTGTACCAGCTCCGAACCCTGCGGGGTCAACAGCTATATATATCTCTCCGGGTTCCGGGCTCTCAGCACACTCTTGGAACATAGAAGCTTTAAAGCTACCACCGCCTCCAGAGGAGAAAGAGGCCTCAAACTCTTGTCTAAAGGCGTCTGCTGACATACGTGATCTTGCCTTCTCAATCTCTTTAGTGGAAATCATGGGATTATCCATACTGTTAAAAGAGAAAGACTCCCATTCTTCTGTATTATGGCCTTGTAACCATAGCTCATAGAAGTGGTTCTTACCGTCAGGGGTTCCTATAAACAGAGCATCCCCCTCTACGTCAGCTAAGGTAGGACTTATAATAAGATCCCATACCTCAGGCTTCATGAATGCATATTCGTCCATCACTACATAAGAGATAGCCACACCTCGTAAGGTATCAGGCCTATCAGATCCCTTAATCTGGATCGTTCTGCCATTAATTAGTGTTAATGTTGCAGTGTTCTCATGCGCTTTCTTTATTACTTTCTGCCCTATATCCTTGAGCAGGTTCCACATAATGTCCTTACCTTGTTGGAAAGTAGGAGCTACGTACCAGACCTCTTTACCTTTAAGAGGGTACCCAAAACGATTCTCATTCTCTAGACCTTTTAGGAGTAGTGTTACTGCAGAGAGGTAACTCTTACCTCCTCGTCTCCCTGCTGCACATACTTTAAATCTAGCTTTTGAATTTAGAATCTCTAGTTGCTTCTCATGGAGGCTAAAGTCTAAATGTGACATCGTGTACCCTTATTGAACCTTACCTGTACTAGAGCCTGTTATCCTAGCAGCCATACCGTCACGGGCTTTACCCTTCTCGATAGTGCATACCTTAGGAGGGGCTTGCTTAGAGGGCTTAGCCCCTATCTGTACCATTTTAGAGGCCTTCTGCCCCTTTGAGCTAATATCTGCCATCTTAATGCCTTGTATTAAACTTATGATTAGGTGTGATATATCCGATCTGCTTAGTCTTATTCTTATCAAACCATGATAATCCAGTAGATGCAGCTACCTGATAAGTAACCGTCCAAGACGCGGATCTAACGCCTGTAGCTGCCCTGATAACCTGACATTCAACCGTCTGATCCACTACTGGCATTGAGTCAAGTATCCACTCAGAGTCAGCATTAGTTGTGAATGTAATAGCACTAGGCGTTGTTGCGTCAGGATATTCAAGCTGGTCTGTCGTTACAGGTGCTGGCGTACCTTCATAGCCATAGGCTAAGTATTCATCGCCGCTGTACACGGGAGAGACTAAATCAATATAGCTTCGACCACTCTCAGGGGTAAATGGCACGTTAGCGCTAGTGTCGCTGCTGGCATCATCTGCCGTTACCGTGAAGCCATAACCTGTTGCGTCATACTGTAAATTAGTTCCGCTCGTAACCGTCACATCAATACTGGTGTCAGACCAGCTTACAATAGTACAAGCCTCTGTACTAAAATCAACGCCGCCAGTACCCTGAGAAGCACCGAATCCCGTACCTGTGATTGTAACAGTCTCACCACGCGCTACGGTTGCGGGCACTGTTGAAATACTTGCACCAGAAGTCGCCTCTGCAATCTCGAAGGCTAGACCGTACACCTGGCGATACCCGAATGAAGCGCTTTCAAGTGTCTGCGTTGTATCTTCTGACGCTTGGTAGAAACCAGCTAAACTGAAAGTAGGGCTTGCATCTTCCACTAATGAATCAAGTATTAACGTGTAACCGGCTGGCGTAGTGAATGAACCTGTATTAAAAACCATACCGCCAAAATTCAATGCCATGTTTGTAGCACTAGCAAAAGCAGACATCGTTGTAAATGCGGCGGGTGAGCTTGGGTTATTTATGTTGATTGCTTGAGTTTGTACAAATACTGTATCGACTGTGCTGGCCGTAGATGCACCAGCTAACTGCATGACATTGGCTTGCCATGTCTGGGAGGCTGCATAATTAACAGTGACCTGACCAGAGCCGGGACTTGCACCTACACGCCATGCGTAAACATGAAGCACACCAGATTCGGCAATCTTTGTGAAAGTGGGCGAGCCTGACCAGCTGCCTGTAACACTTGACGGGTCTGTTACTGATGCAGATAGGATAGAGACAACAATTACATCGTTTTCAGCAGGGGTAAAAGCATCGCCCATCGCCGCCGATGTAGAATAACTGGCATCGCCTGAGCCGCGTTCTGTTACAGTGAATGCCATAAGGCATCATCCTCTTGGTAATATTCTTTCAAATCATTATAACGATAATCGTTAGTAGGTAAATGTGTAAAACTGTTAGCCCAAGGTAATCTGCCCGGATTATGTTTAGACCAGTTCTCTCTCACACTTTCTGGCGTGAACTTATAAACATGAGTGTATATATGATCACCGTCTAATTTAACTTGATCGCTTTGTGGTAGCCAGTGTCTAGCCTCTGGATGGTCATCATTAGTCAAAATAAAATCCACGAAAGACTCATAATCATCTGGAATCTCTTTAGAATTAGCATTATTCCTGCCTTCTACCTTCAACCAGTGATACATAGAGTAAGCTGATACAACCCGCTCACTCCATTCACGTATCCATAACACCCTTACAGGTACATCAATGATCTGTTCGGAGGTGTAAATATCACCATTACGAATAGCATTTCTGAATGAAGTTGATCCGACCTTCGGTAGACAGCTTGTTGCAAATGTTCGTTCTTTATTACAAGTCCACATTATGCACCGGCCGAATACGAACCTGTCAGCCCGATAACTTCCGAGCCTGTTTCATACGGCCCTGCATCAGTTGCACCGCCAGGCATTAAATTAATTGCCGCCGAACCTGTTTTATTTGTCCATGTTGTTCCGGGAGTGTCGAATAAATCAGCTAATGCATCAGTGACAGAGTTTGTGTCAGGGTTATCAACCTGCAATGATACGGTACTAGAGCCTGCAATAGTCTCAGCCTGCCATGCTGCGAGATTTGCGATGTTATCCTCTGTTGTATCGAATATGTCAAGGTTTACAAAATAAGTGCCGCTGTTTATTTGCAGCACATTGTAATCAGACTCAGTAAGCTGACCTACAACACCCGCTTGATAGACATTGTAATCACCTTCAATACTTAGAAAACTATTACAGTTAGCTGCAATGTTTCCGTAGACTTCAATATCGTTCATAGCGGCTGCATGAATTGCGGTTGATACCGTACCCGCACCAGCGCCATATAAAACATTGTGCTCAATGCGTAGTCGAGTACCTTGATTGTTGCCTTCTCGCAACTCAGGACATGCTATGCAGCTATCGAGGCCATCGCCGCCTCCGACACTTCGAGTTGTTTGTAATACATTATGGTGAATGTATTGTAATCCAGAATTAGGTGTGCCGATTGTCTGTGTTTGCATAAAGAATGGAATACCCGCTGTAATATCACAGTGGCGAACTTCCCAGCCATCAACCACGCTTGACCCGTCAGTGTCATACCAAAAAGATTTCTGGAATAATCCCCCTGTATGTGCAGACAACTCGCTGTTTTCTAACAGGCAATTAGATGATCCATAAGTCTGTATTGCATGTACGTCTGTCACCGAACCAACAACCTTGACATCTTTTACGATAGTATCTTCTACACCAAATAAACGAAGTGCTGCCGTGTTCTCACCGGGCGTTCGTATTGTAGGTGTGTCGAAGTAGCAATTTTCAATCCTTATACCCACAGATTTTGATGTTATATCTATTTGATGGCTTGCGCTATCAGGTGCATTGATGTGACCCTGCTCTGCATTTGTAAAGCGCAGCCCGTAAAACTGCCAATAGTCTTGAAAGTTTAAATCAAAGTTACCGTAAGTACCTGCCGAATCAATAGTCACACTACCCTCATCACCAGACAAGGTTCTGAATGTGATAGGCTCAGCCAAAGTGCCAGAAGTACCGGCCTGCAAGTTTGCAAAACCAGAATCATTCATTACATTTGCACCATTAACTGTATATGTCGTACCAGTACCAACGGAATCGACAAGGTTAATAGTATCGCCCGCCGTCACTGTATCAATGGCTTTTTGTGGCGTTAAAAACGCGCCGCCTGCGCTATTAGTCGTGCCTGCATTACCATCATTACCGTCTGCCCTAACATAATACTGTGTGCCAGAGCCAACACTAAAGGCAGGCGTAGCGCCAAACCATGTAAAACCAGCAGGACTGAACACGCCGAGCGGATCAAGACCACGCACCTTACCGTCAGTGTTATTGGCTGTGTAAGTTGACAAATCTACTGTGAAGTTAGGCATCTATAGTAGTCTTATTTATAGAAAGTTGCAGTTACAATACAGTTTGCTGTAGCTGATACTACAGAGATAGTAGCTACGCCCTTAATATTACGTGCTGTAGGGTTCATCTCAGAAGCTGTACCGTCAGTGACATCTGCACTAGGGACAGCAGCAGTGCCTGTGTATCGAGCATAGAAGTCATTATCCGCTGAGAATACTACAAAATTAGCTCCTGCGGGGACTGTGAAAGATTCTGCTGTACCACCTGTACCTAGGATACGTGTATACACTGAGTCATCTGGGGAAGGGAGGTGTAGGCTATGTTGACCGTTCTTATCTGATTCAAATATTAGACTTTTCATTAATCTTCTACCGTATAGTCGCCATCCACTACTTCTTCATCTCTATCTGATAAGTGTGGGTTAGCTGTTAGTTTGGCTATATTGATAGTGATACCACCATCACCTAGTTTATCTGTATTAAACTCTACTGCTTTAGTGACAGGGATGAGCCTATCTAGAACCATCTTAGCTGCAGTGAGATCTCCCTCAATTGCCTTATCTATAACTGTCTGAGCTATAGCATTAAGGTTATCTAGCATGAGGTTAGTAGTCTTCTCACGCATTGCATCCTGCAATAAAGTCTTCTTATTCTTAGACCCTACTGGACGACCTCTTTTCTTCTTGGTAGTAGGGAGGTCAGACACTACTTAAGATACCTTCAGCTTCTTTCTTAAATGAAGCATAGTCACCGTCTGCTACTCTAGCGTACTCTAGTTTTTTACCAGATGAGTAGGTATAGGCAACATAGACGTCACCATAGCCTTCTCTATCTTCAATGCAGAATTCTATCATTTAATACCTGATTTACGCATAGCGTCCTTAATCTTCTGTTTACGGCCCTTAAGCTTCTTACCAGCCTTAGCTGCCATTCCTGTACCTAGAGAAGAGACAGGTAAACGTCCTACTTTTTTCATACACCACCTCGTATATTATTTATATCTACCTATACTAGGCAGGTTCTATTATATTCTTTTTAATATTATTTATATTATAATAACCCCTACTTCCCTACCTACTCCAAATCTCTATAAAAATAAATAATATACTCTCTTAGACAACAAAAAAAGCAAAAAGTTCAATTTATTTTTAAATTATTTTGCTTCACCTACGGTTAAGACTACCAGAAGGAACAGAAGGACAGTAGGTAAGAGGGTTTGGATGGGTAGGAATAACAGATTTCTTTAAGCATTAAATAATAACAGAGATCTTTCAAGATTATCAATGAAATCAATAAGTTACCTACCCTATCTATATAGTCTATATAGTCTTATTTAATACTATTTATTCCTATCCCCCTCCTTTTTATATTCCAAAATCACGTTTTTTGTGGCTGAGGGTCATAATCAATAAAATCAAAGAAATCCTAGGCCCTCCCCCCTATCGATAATGATTCTCATTCGCATTTATCGCAGAATATGGCACAATACTTGCATAATATAGCAAAAACCATGCCAGAGAGAGTGTGATTGTCACCATCAATGATACCCCAGACTATAATAGATTCTCTCAATCAATACCCCTGAGTGGCATATACATTGCATAAAGTGTCAGATTCTTTTACACCTCAAACCCTGATTCCCTCTATATATCGCTTGAATCGATAGTAATAAACGTCAGGTTATTTTACACAATGAACGGTACTAAAACACTGACGGGTGGCTTAAGTTATTGATTCTATTGTAAGACATACGTCTGACTAGGCGATTCTAGGTGTCAGAATACTTTACACTATTGGCTTATTTCTCCCTCTGGCATGGTATTATCAGGCTCTCTGAATAAATAATTCTATATAAATCAATGACTTACAAAAACTGGCACGGCGAATGCATTATCTTTCGGCAAGACCAGCGGGTTTGTCGTGGCTTTCATAGCTGCCCCTATGCGCTGGCTAGGTTATGGGCTTTTAGTACCTTCTATGGGTATTATTAACCACGTGTGACATACGGCTCTATTTACGGGTGTATGGTGTAGCGTGGAGGTGCCAGCATAACTGAAACGGGTAGCGGGTACAGTGGCGCACCTGTAAGCTAATCTGGCTTAGCGGAACTGATAGGCATAACATAAGTCCTAGGGCAGCCATGCTGTCAGGTGTATTGTTCAATACATCTCTCAATAATTACATACCACTAGCAGAGAAGGGATATAGGTTTATCTTAATAGGCGATTATCCGAACACAGCGAATATAACGGCTTACGTGTTCCGATTACCTATTGTTTATTACTATTCGCTTATATCCTTATGTGACAGGTAGGGTTTTCCCTTTTCTGTGAATGTGATAACTAGTAGGTATTCAATAGGGAGTATCTACCAATTATCACAAACAAAAAGTGAGGTATTAATCATGCAACAAACAACTACTAAAAACTTCAAATCTCAACTGAATGGTATTATCAAATCAGCTAAGACTCAACGGGATAACGTGCAAGCTATCATTGTATTCGGCCTGAATCACTATAAAGATCACGGTGACGCAAGTTATCTATCACAGGTTTTAAGTGCCGCAATCGGTGTCAAAAGCCTTCCTACGGTAACCTTGAAGGAATACATTAAGGCTCATGCGAATCTGTTATGGAAGAAAGGTAAGGATGGTAAATTCCAGTTTAAGAAAGACGGCACTGACGTCAAGGTTACTATGCCAACTGTTTCATGGTATGAGTGGGACGGTGGTAAGCATAACAAGGTAACCGTTGATATGGATGTTATGGCGCAAACTAAGGCGCTGCTTAAGCGTATCCAATCTGGCCTTAAGGATCATAAGGTTAAGGATGAACAAGCGGCTAAGAACGTAGAAGCGGCACTCAAGGTAGTACTGGAGGCTTAATGTCTTCCTTAAAGGCAGGCGATAGGGTAGTTGCTATAGGTGGAACTGTCGCGGATATATTCTATCTGGAGAGTAAAGAGGAGGCTAAACGTCTCCGTTACCTCTATCCAGACGACTGTCATGTATCTCGTGGCCCTGACCATATTGGTAAGCACGGTCATAAGCTGGTACGTTCTCGTCTACAGCCTAAAGGTACTATGAATAGTAGTAGCGAGGTGACAAGTCATGGGTAAGTTAAGCTTTACAGACTTCTCAAAAGTAGTAATCGGTACTATTGTATTTACTATAGTAGTAGTTTACCTAACAGCCCTAATCATGGGCTATCCTATCTAGGAGAATAAAATGGGTACTCTATACCAGACACATGTCAAAGGTACAGATGATTATGGTAATACCTTTACTTATACGAAAGGTTCTCTTACTAGTAGTCGTACAACGGCTGTTAATCGTCTTAAAAATAATAGACTTAAGGGGTATGTTCAGGATATTAACTCGAAAAAGGTAATATTCCAGAACATGCGTAATGATCTACAAGCGGTGGGGTTATAGTTATGGTTGAAGAACTGAAAGCAATACTCTCCTTATTAGGAGATATGTCAGAGATAGGCGGTTGGGTACTTGCAGGGTTTATACTCTTCAAGGTAACCTTGGAGCAGCTTTTCTTAAGGCTGCTGTAGAAGAAAAAATTGAAAGAGAGAGGGGTTATTAATTATGAGAGGCTTCAAAGCAAAAACATTACGTCGGTTTGCACGTAGTCGTACAGTGGGTAAAAAGGACGTAGAGTACCGTGAGAAGATCACCCCTAAGACGGTTACAATGTTTAACACAGACGGCACTACCCGTCAGACAGTCGTGCATAAAAGCACTCGTTATATGGTTCACGACTGTACCCGTAAATATTACAAACTGTTAAAAGCTTTATAGGAGAGCGATCATGGGAGTAAAGTATGATATTGTAAGTACTGGAGCAGGCGGTACAGAGCATGTACTGCCGAGAGCAGGTGTCTGTTTTTCCTACCTTAAGTACCAATATGGTAGTGAGCTTGACCAGTTACAGATGAGTTTTAAAGAGATCAGGATGCACTTTATCCGTAACCTTAAACGGCCTGAGATTAAAACTATCATGTTAAGGGTGTTAGAGGCGTTCGGTATGGATGAATTTGTTACCTTCAACGAGGAAGGACTAGCAGTAGTATCTGACCGTCGGCCTAAGGTTGTATTTAAGACTTTATCGATGATGCGTGTATTTGATGTCTACCAATGCGACAGGCTCTTGGTTGTTGAGAGATTGGAAGGTATGGGTTTTGATACTAAGGTTGCATTCCTCCTAGCTCATTATTTACGTATTAAGAAGGACGCCACACTCGATCGTTCTTTTGACCTCAGTACTTGCGGAGAACATGGGTGGATAGCTGACGCAAGAGACATGACTATTGCAGGTATACTAGGTGTCGCTTTACATGCTAAGGATGTTTTAACGAAGACAGACCCATGTAGTACTATGTCTTTTTCCTATATAGGGGTCGAATCCCTATTCAGAGCGTTTAATGGTACGGGGCGTAAACTACACTGTATTTTAGCGGAGGCTTCCGTCCAATCTCACGATGATTGGGGGCCTAGGTATGTTAAAGATAAGGATCTATTCCCTATCCTTTACTCTGTGCAAGAGAAGTATGACGAAGAGGTTAAGCGCCTTAAGGGGGTAGCCGGTGAGTAAGAGAGACTATACGTTCTTAGTACTTGGAGGTAACCCATACTACCAGCCTTTCTTAGAGTTAGGGTCTGTGGTAGGAGGTTACCCTAATATGACTAAGGCTGACTGTATTGTATTCACAGGGGGTAGCGATGTTGACCCTTCTCTATATGGTGAGAGTAAGACAACTAAGGTCTTAGTCACAGATTTAGACAGAGATCATAAAGAGATGGCTGTTTTTAAATACGCAGTCTCTCATGGTATCCCTATGATTGGTATCTGTCGAGGCGCTCAGTTCTTAAACGTGATGAACGGTGGTAAGTTAGTACAACATGCTAACGGTCATAGCGTTGACCATAAGATCAGGATACCTACCAGTGTAGATTACCCTGTTAAGGAGTTCGTGGTAACATCTACGCATCATCAACTGATAGTGCCTAATATAGAGCGTGGTCATCAACTCTTAGGATATACAGAGGGCATCGCTACTCATTTAGAGGGTGTCCCTTTCAAGGAGTATACTAAATACAGTAAGAAATACAGTGCTGGTGAGACTATAGCTAAGGAGGCAGAAGTTCTGTGGTATGAGACTACAGGTTCTTTATGTGTCCAGTATCACCCCGAACAGATGAAGAAGGGTGAGGACGGCTATCAGTACTTTAAACACCTAGTAGAGGAGTATGTAATGTTATGAAATCTACATATATAGTATGCTCTTTCTTAGCGCAGTTTACACTATTAGTACTGGCTGTATTCAGTCCTATATATATCACACCCGGTTGGTATGTATGGACTGTTATATCTTTAATACTATTAGCTCTCTCCGGCGGTTCATTGAACTATCAGGTGAGCTTATGGGAACTTGACGAGGAGTAACTTTATGCTTGGTACAGATACAGAGGTATTTTTAAAGAATAAAGCAGGGGACTATATCTCCTCTATTGGTCTTATTGGTGGCTCTAAGGATAAGCCTTTAGAGGTTGAGTGTGGTAACTTACAAGAGGATAATGTATTAGCTGAGTTTGCCATACCTCCTGCTAGTAATAAGGAAGAGTTTATAGGATATATTAATAAGACTTTCGGCATCCTTGAGGCTAAGGTTAAGGAGTACGATCTTGAGATTGAAATTAAACCTTCTGCCGTATTCCCTTATGATCAGCTTGAGCACCCTTTGGCTCAGGAGTTTGGATGTGACCCTGACTATAATGCCTACACTTTAGATGTGAATGAGTCGCCTAAGCATGAGAATGTAGGCGCCCTACGTTCTTGTGGAGGCCACGTACATGTATCCTCCGAGGCTATCGCTAAGGATGAGAATAGTCGAGCAGAGTTCGTACGTATCCTTGACTTAGTACTAGGTGTACCATCTGTGGTCATGGACACAGATAAAGAACGTCGTAAGTTATACGGTAAGGCAGGTGCATATCGTAATAAAGATTACGGTATCGAGTATCGTACCTTATCTAACTTCTGGATTCAAACACAAGAGCATATGTCTTGGTTGTGGGATCAAGTCAAGAAAGCTGAGAAGATGTTTGATGAAGGGTTCCGTATTAACTTTGACATAGGCAGTCGTGTTATCGAGTGTATTAATAACGGAGACACTGATACCGCTGATGCATTGATACATGAATTTAATCTGGAGGTAGTGTCATGAATTATGGGGAGTATACTATTGACGACCTTAATAGGTACTTACGTAACGGTTTTGCATTCCTAGATAATGAGCCTGTACTTATACGGAGGGTACGTCAGGGTAGAGACAGTAGAGATAAGGTGGTACCTAAAGTAGGTTACCATATGAAGATGAGTACTAGTGACGATTGGAACACGGACGACGAACACTCTATACCGCTGGACGACTTGAATATATGTAGTGCTGACATAGGCTGCTACAACTATAAAGGTGGCGTGGTTTATGTTTCACGTGGAGCTGAGAGACAGTGGAACTTTGCGATAAATAACTCATCCTATTCTGTTACTCAATGTAATAGAGACAACCACCGATCCCGACTAAACCCTCATATGAGTAGCCCGTCCCTACTTAAGGCTATTATCTCTCCAGAATACTTCGGTATTGATACTGCTATTAATAAGTTAAGAACAGGCAGCCGTATGACTGTGGCACTTGATAAGGACTTCTGGATTGGTGTAGACCGCTACTCAGAGGATATTATCCTTGGTTATCAGTCAGGTAGAGTCATAGGTTATATTAATAGTGATGACATTGTTACAGTCTTTACAGGTTTCGAGTTCCTAAGTGAAAAAGTAGCTAAACTAACACCTATAGGGGGTTTTGAAGATGCAGCTTAATAAAATAACTGGTATCTCTCCAGATAACAGAACATTCCTACCACACTCTTGTTTTGTATTACCTTATACATTAATAGGTGTAGAGGTAGAGACAGAGGGTGTGTACTATGACCGCCTAAGTAATCCTACTTACTGGGATGTTAAAGAGGACGGATCATTACGTAGTGGTGCTGAGTTCGTACTAGCTAATCCGCTAGTGGGTAAAGACTTACACGATTCTCTTGAAATACTGGACGCTTTCTGTTCCAATAACCCTGAGATACACTATACTGTTCGTACCTCAGTCCATGTACATTTAGATGTTCGTGACTTAGAAGCAGAGCAACTGATGAACCTTCTCGGACTGTACTTGCTCTTTGAGAAAGCTATCTATCGTTATCATAACCATAAGTACAACAGAGAGAATAATATCTATTGCTTACCTTTCTTCAATACCAGTAGGCATATTAATGACCTTTCTGTGCTGTCTTATCTAGGAGACCCGTCGATTAGCCAACGTGATTTATCTACTACTCTCCGCCACTCACTGTCTCGATTAAATAAATATTATGGCCTGAACGTAGCCTCTTTGTTCCGCTTCGGCTCTTTAGAGTTTAGACACATGGAGGGTACTCATAATAAAAATGAGATTATTGAGTGGGTTAATATTATTATGTCTCTTAAGAAGTATGCTTGTTCCTTACAAGGCAACCCTTACGAGATGCTACTAGGTGTAAGTAATTCTGGTTACACAACACTTCTCTCTAAGGTATTCTCCGCTGACCTGATAAGTAAGCTGTTCGATTACGGGGATGCAGAAGAGGACATATATGCTGGTATGCAGCTTTTCCAAGATATTATCCACGGAAATAAGCTCACTACTAGTGCAAGTGTATGGCGCGGAAGGGTAGATCAGAAGAACCCTGAGTATAAAGAGTCTTCATTATTCAAGAAGAGTGCTAAAGGTAATAAGAAGACTGTAGGTAAGAGTAGAGTTAAGAAGGCTATCAGACGTCGCCGCCGACTAGATACGCTTAACCCTCCAGAGGATACAGCAGTACCTAGTCCTACTGCTGTTGCTTGGGAAGGCACAGCAGTAGGTACTGATTCAGCTTATACAGATCTACAACGAGTACTTAACAATATAACAGGAGAAGATTAAAATGTGTGGAATCGTAGGAGTTATCAGTGACAGTGCAGGTATACAGTCACAGGATAAAAAGAAGTTTTTAATACAGGCATTACAGGTGGATTCTTTACGAGGAGAGGACTCTACTGGCCTCTTCACAGTTAATGATAAGGGCCACTGTGATATGTTTAAATCTAACATGACTGGCTGGGATTTTGTACAACATGCGAAAACTCAGAAGATCTTATCCTATGTATACGATAAGCGAGTAATGATCGGTCATAATCGATGGGCTACACGTGGGGCTATCAACGCTACCAATGCCCACCCTTTCCATCACGGTAAGATTGTCGGGGTACATAACGGATCTCTTAACAATCATAGAAACTTACTACCTGACGGTGAGATGTTCGATGTAGATAGTGATGCGGTATTCCATTCGATTAATGAGATCGGTGTCGAGGAGACTGTGACCAAAATGAATGGGGCTTATGCTATTATCTATTTTGATACAGAAGCTAAGACCCTTAATCTGTTTCGTAATGAAGAACGTCCACTCTTTACAGCTATTGTAACTCATGCAAACAAGAACGACAACACTATGCTAGTAGCTAGTGAGGCTGGTATGATTGAGTGGTTAGCGGAACGGAACGGACTAACTATCGACACACCTGTATTATTAAAACCTCATACATTACTAAGTATTAGTACGGATAAACTTACTGACTTTACTGTATCTGATCTAGGTAAGTATGAGCCTCCTAAGAGTGAGAAAAGTACTGTACGGAATTTTGGTGACTACCGTAATACGGACTCTCATGAAACACCTAGTCGTAATAAGAGGGTATCTAAACGCTCAAAAAAGATACTAAACAAGGTAGGTCTAAAGATCGGAGACACGTTAGAACTCTATAATACTGGTGCAGCGACCTATAATCATAAAGATTCATTCGGTTATATCGAAGGATCTATGACAGTAGATCCTTGGTGTGACATCGTAGTTCATAATGTACCTAGGAGTATCATTGAGACAGTTGTTAGAGAAGACATGCCTCTTATCTTCGGTAAGATTAAGATTGCAGTAGACCGGTCGAACTACCCTATCATCCACTTAGATCCTAAAACTCTTAGCTATAACCTTGATGGAAAGAACATACCACTTAGTGAGCCAAGTAGTAAAGAGGAAGTCAAGAAAGAGACTAAGAAAGTACTGACTACGGAGGACGTAAGAAGTGCGGTAAAGGATGTACTTCGTGATGTCAATAAGAAGAAGGACAGCACGGAGGGAACCCCAGAAAAAAAGCCCATACTGTGTCTCCCGGCTGGGAAGAACAATTCAAATTCCTGCAAAGGCCCGAGAGGCTTCATTAGTCTATACGATTTTCAGAAGTATGTTCAAGGTGGGTGTGATAACTGCGGTGCTAATATTGACCATAATGATCATGATAATATACGTTGGACTAATAACGGCTTACCTCTTTGCCCTTCTTGTTCAGAAGAGTTACAAGACTGGGGTTGCGCAGGCTGTTAATAAATAGGAGAAGGCAATATGAAGTTTAAGATATACCCTTATAAGATAGGGAGTGCTAGTGCGAAAAGTCTAGCAGACGGACTAGACGCTAAGAGAGTACGTGTTGATGGTCAGTACGTACCCTACCGTAACCATGTAGTAATTAACTGGGGTAGTGGTAAAGAGCCTGAATGGCTACACCGAAATACTACCCAGTACAGGTACCTCAACCGTCATGAAGAAGTTCTACGTGTTGGTAATAAACTCTTATGTTTTAAGGACTTACAGAGGTGGGGGGTATCTATTCCCCGCTTCACAGAGAGTAAGGAAGAGGCTTCAAGCTGGGGTGTCCCTATAGTCATACGTCATAAGCTACGAGGACATAGTGGTGATGGTGCTGTTTATACAGAAGATGTAGCTAACCTACCTGACGCTCCTCTATATGTAGAGTATAAGAAGAAGGTAAGAGAATTTCGAGTCCATGTATTCCGAGAACGTGTTATAGATGTACAGGAGAAGAAGAAACGAAGAGAGGTAGGGAATGATGAAGTTGATTATAAAATACGTAATAAGTATACCGGTTGGGTTTATTGTAGGGACATTGATGCTCCTCCTCCAAGTATCAGCGATGATTCCATACTTGCTGTATCATGTTGTGGATTGGATTTCGGAGCAGTTGATGTCATATGGAATAATCACGAGCAGAAGTCATATATTCTGGAGATCAATACCGCACCGGGACTTGAAGGACAGACACTAACTAATTATGTAGAAGCTTTTAAGCAGTATGCAGTAGGAGATGAGTTATGAGCTATACGGTTAAGACTATCAGAGTTAAAGAAGGACATAAGGCATGGCCGGTTACAGTAGGTCTTACTATTCGTACTACTGGCCATTGTTGTGGTATGTCGGAGGCGTCAAATCTCCGTACTGATAATATTAAGAAGGTTGATAGGAAAGGTTTTGTTACGAGTGAAGGCTATGTTGAAATAGATGAATCTACTAGGGATAGACTTTATAGTAGAGTAGGGCAGATGATATTAGAACATCTTTATCTTTCTAATACAGGGATACTTCTATTTTCTGACGCCGTAGGCTTGGGATGGTCAGGTGCTGGAGGTGGTGGTAATCGTAATGGAGGTATCAGCTTCGCTGGGTTTGCTAAAACCTACGGTATCAGAACGTCTTCAAAGACTAAAAGCCCTAAGACCGGCCACGTTATAGCTCTTTATTCGGTCACCGAGGATGCTCTTAAAGAGAAGCATAAAGAGTTTTGTAAGTCTTTGAAAGAAAAGAAGAAAGTAAAATAATTTTAAAATAGGTGGAACTTATGGAAAATAATATTGTCCAAGAAACTAAAAAACATGAAGAAGTTAGCCAGAAAGTATTTGTATATGGTACTTTAAAGAAAGGGTACCCTAACTCCTACTTACTTGAGAACAGTAAACTATTAGGTTCTTTTAAAACCAAGCCGGTGTTTACTATGTATTCTTTAGGGGCTTTCCCTGCCATCTCTTTAGTAGGTGAGACGTCTATCTCTGGTGAGGTTTACTCCGTGGATGAGGATACGTTCAGTAGGCTTGACCGACTGGAAGGGTATCCCTCTTTCTATAACCGTGCTAAGATTGATACGGAGTTTGGGGAGGCTTGGGTATACTTCTTAGAGGATCGAGAAGGAGTAACTAAGGTTGAATCAGGGGAATGGTAATATGAACATAGGAATAGCAGACTTAGGTGAACGCACTTGTAAAGGTGATGTATGATATACTACTTAATAACTATCCCTTTATTTATGTACGCTACAGCGTATGCAGCAGTCTCCTTAAACGATGATTGTTTTATCCCTGATGACGGTAATCTGTTTGATAGGGTATGCATTGTATATGATTATACTGAGGAGTATGATGATGAGTGATGAACAACAGATTGAGATGATACATTGTGAGTACTGTCAAGAGTATGTACCTGTAGATATATCTACTAATGAGTGTACTACTGGCTGTAATAACTCTCTATGCCCTTATGATATATATGAGGATAAGAATAGAGAGAAGCCATTAGATTTTAATAGTGAAGAAGTACGTGAGTATGAGCCTGAGGAGGGTTGCTAATATTGGGTGTACTTATCGAACATATACCTTGCACTAACTGTCCATCCTCTGACGGACTAGCTGTCTATGAAGAAGAGGACGGCACTCATAACGGATACTGTTGGGTATGTAAAGAGTATGAAAGTAATCCGTATAAAGATAATCATAAGGAGCAAGAGCGATTGACACAAGTTAAAAGTAAAATGTCACCAGAAGAGGTTAAGTCTGAGATTGAACGTATCTCTGACCTACCCTCCTTAGCTATTCCACACAGGAGCATCTCTAAAGATGCTACTGAGAAGTATGGAGTTAAGGTAGAGATTGATAGTAGTAGTGGAGATGTTAAGTACTGGTACTACCCTACCTATACTCAAGGTAAACATACAGGTTATAAGAAGAAGTATCGTACAGAGAAGGGTGAGAAGAAAAAGTTCTTACATATAGGCTCCGGTAAGGATAAGGACTTCTTTGGTGCTAATGTGTGTGGTAATAACGGTAAGATGTTAGTTATTACAGAGGGTGAAGATGATGCCCTTGCTGCTTGGGATATGTTTAAGACTAAAGGTAAGAACTACCGAGTCTGTTCTATACCTGATGGTGCCAATATCGAAGCTGTTAAGAGTAGGATTGAGTGGTTAGAGAGGTTCGATACTATAGTCTTAGCTATCGATCAGGATGAACCCGGTCAGAAGTTTGTAGAAGATGTTAAGAACTTACTAACTCCCGGCTCAGTTAAGGTTATGTCCTTCTCTGAGAAAGACGCTAACGATATGCTAATGGCAGGCAAGACAGACGAGTGGTATTCTTCATTGAATAACTCTACTATTGTTAGACCTGATGGTATTATAAGCGGTGCTGATACTTGGGATAAGATTAATAATAGGGAAGTGGTTGAGAGTCTACCGTACCCTGATGGCTGGGATACCATTAACAAACAAACATATGGATTACGATTAGGGGAGTTAGATACATGGACTTCTGGCAGCGGTATGGGTAAGACTCAGGTACTACGAGAGCTACAATACCATATCCTTAATACTACCGATAGGGGTATAGGTGTTATCGCCTTAGAGGAGCCACTAGAGGACTCTGTAGAGGCAATGATGAGCCTATATCTTAATAAGCGATACCACTTACCTGATGTCAGAGATACAGTGACAGAGGAGGAGAAGTATGAGGCGTGGTTGGCAACATCTGGTACTAACCGGCTACATTATTATGACCACTTTGGTTCCGTTGATGACGATTCCCTTGTTTCCAAGATTAAGTTTATGGCTAGGGGTTTGGGCGTTAAGTACATCTTTCTTGACCATCTGTCTATTGTGGTTTCTGAGTTCGCAGATCAAGGAGGAGAACGAGAACGAATAGATAGTATCATGACTAAGCTTAAGAAGTTGACTCAAGAGTTAGGTATTTGGATAGGCTTAGTAGTTCACTTACGAAAAGTAGGAGGAGGTGTTAGTTTTGAAGAAGGTGCTATACCGTGCCTTGATGATCTTCGTGGGTCTGGTAGTATTAAGCAGTTATCTAACTCTGTTTACGCACTTAGCAGAAATCAACAAGCCACAAGTGAAGAAGAAAGAAACACCTCCCAGTTGCATGTGCTTAAATGTAGATTCACTGGAAGAACAGGAGCGTCCGACTATCTTAAATTCGATGATGAGACTGGACGTATGACTAAGACAGATTTTGTACCAGCAGAGGAGGAACGTAATGAGTTCTAAGATATACTTCATAAGTGATCTACACTTAGGACATAAAAGGATTCTTGAGTTTGGGCAACGTAACCACTCTGATATTGAAAATATGCACATCAAGATGGTAGAAGAGTGGAACGAAAAGGTAAGGAAGCAGAAAGATATTGTGTGGGTGTTAGGGGATGTAGCAATGGAACCCAAAGCATTAGAGTGGTTAGATTACATGAATGGTCAGAAGAGGTTAATCTTAGGCAACCACGATACTATGGATCTAGGGTTATATAAGAAGTATTTCAAGGAGGTTCATGCTTTCAGTAAAGGGTATAAAGGTATGGTGCTTACACACATACCTATCCATCCTAATGAGCTAGATACTAGGTTTAATTGGAATTGGAACATACATGGACATATACATCATCCAGAAAGGAACAACTTAGGTGATAGGTATTTCAACGTCAATGTAGATATTCTAGGGTATCAACCTATTTGTTTAGAGGAGTTAAGAGAGAAGCTTCCGGATGTCTAAGCTGGTCTTTGATATAGAAGCAGATGGTTTATATCAAGAAGCTACACGTATCTGGTGCATCGTAACAAAAGAACTGGCTACGCCAGAGAATAACTACCAGAGTGAGGTTAAACAATATTATGGAGAGAGTATTGCTGATGGTGTGGATGCTCTTCTTACTACTGATACTATTATCGGTCATAATATTATCAATTACGATATACCATTACTACGTAAACTCGGACATGTATCGTTGGATCATAGGTTTGATACAGTAGATACCTTTACCTTATCATCATTACTTAATCCAGATAGAGTAGGAGGCCACGGATTAGATGCATGGGGTCGTAGATTTAAGAGATATAAACCAGCACACGAGGATTGGTCTCAGTTCTCAGACGCTATGTTACATAGATGTACGGAGGACGTAGGGATTAATTATTTAGTTTATTTAGAGTTGTTAAAAGAACAGGAGGGATAGAATGGGGAAGGTCTATATTATTACAGACGTGGTAGATGATTTTTCAAGGGCAACTGATACTATGGAGAAAGCAGAAAAGATAAAAGATGAGATGTTTGAAGAGCTCTTACAGTATGGTTTTAAGAATGAAGGACGTGTATACATAACAACTCTTGAAGTAGAATAGTGGATTGGTCTCAGGCTATAAAATGTGAGACAGAAGTAGCGAGGATTATAACCCAACAGGGTATTAATGGTGTCTTATTTGATCTAGAGGGTGCTCACCAATTGATTAATACGATCAGGAGGGAGTCAGAAGAGATCTACGATTACGTAAGACCGTACCTACCTTATGTTAAGGACACTAAGAAACGAACCTGTATGAGGCCTTTCAATGTGAAAACTGGAGGGTATTCTAAGAAGGTTGAGAAGCTCCTAGGTGATGATGAATTACCAATATCAGGAGCCTTCACTTATATAGCTCCTAGCTTAGGTAGTAGGGAGTATCTGGTTAATGTACTGATTGATCTAGGGTGGAAACCTGACCAATTCACAGAGACAGGTAGGCCTAAACTTACTCATCAGGGAGCGCCTGTTGAGTCCTTATCCACGTTTGACAATGATCTAGGGCAACGTATAGGTAGATGGTATATCATCAACCATAGAAGGAGCCAAGTCCAAGGGTGGATAAATAAACTACGTCCAGATGGAAGACTGTCCGCACTGGCTGTACCTATCGGCACTAATACTAATAGGATGAGACACTCCATCGTAGTCAATGTACCTAAAGCTGCAGACCATGTACCCTATGGTCATGAGATGAGAGCATTATTTATAGTTCCAGAAGGTTATCGGATGATCGGTCATGATGCCTCTGGCTTAGAACTAAGGATGCTCGCTCACTACCTCAATGATCCAGAGTATACAAGAGTTGTAACAGAAGGTGATCCTCATTCTCTCCATCAAGAGATGGCAGGGCTACCTACTAGGGATGACGCTAAGACGTTTATATATGCCTTCTTATATGGAGCAGGTGATACTAAACTGGGATCTATTATAGCTCCACTGGCATCACAACAAGAACAGGCAGCTCACGGTGCAAGACTAAGAGCTACCTTCCTTAACGCTAATCCTAAACTTAAGGAACTAGTTGATCGTGTTAAGAAAGCCTCTCGTACTGGCTACTTAATAGGGTTAGATGGCCGTAAGATATGGATGCGTAAGGATAAGAGAGGGCGTATCATGGAGCATAAGGCTCTTAATACACTACTTCAATCGGCAGGAGCCGTAGTCATGAAATACTCTATGATATTCTTAGACAAATGGGTACGTAAGGAAGGCTTAGATGTTAAGAAGGTTATAGATATGCACGATGAAGCACAAGCAGAGGTGAAAAATAATGAAAAAATAATTGAACTTTATTGTCATCTTGCTGTCCAATCTATAAGACAAGCAGAATTATTCTTAGAACTGAACTGCCCCCTTGATGCTGAGGCTAAGGTAGGTCATAATTGGAGTGAAACACATTAATGTTTAGTATTAATAGTAGGCTTGATAAAGTACTATCAACCTTTACTAATACTATCTCTGATCTTAATAAGCTTAAAGCGGAGATAGATGATAAGGTTGATAGTAATCAGGTAAAGATAGTTAAGCTAGAAGAAGAGTCAGAAGACTTATTAGTTCAGAAAGACAGAGCTAATAACGCGGTAACATATTTAGGTAGAATAGTAGGAGGTAATGTTTAATGGTAGTAACAGGTATAGCATCATGGGCTTCAGTACAGGCCCCGAACACTACATATGAGCCAGTATACACTATTGATTTAGAGGTATCTGATGCTGATGCGGAAGTATTACGTTCACAGGATATTACTGTCAAAACAGAAGACGGTAAGAATATGGTGAAGTTTAAACGTAAGCAGTTCCGTGAAGGCGGGGATGAAAACCCTAAACCAAACGTAGTCGATGCTGATAATATGCCCTTCGATAAACTCATCGGTAATGGAAGTAAGGTGAATGTCCAATACCGTACATATG